CCTCGTTATCCATTTCAATTTCTGCATTAGTTTTTGCTACTTTGCTTTCATATCTTTGAACTGTTCTTACTACAAATCTTCTAGTTGCTTCTTTTGCCCATTGACTGTCAGTAAAATCATTTGTTATAATTCCTTCGTCAGTAGTTGTTGGAATTGGATAAACTCCTTTCATTGAATTGATAACTCTACTCACTTTTTCGCTTGGTATTGTGAATGTTATTATTGTGTCTGCCATTTATTACCTCCATTTTAATTAGTTAAAGTGTAATACACATCTAGCTAATATATGTGTTCCACCACCACCTGCTGATACTGTTTCAATACAATGCCCAATCTCTTCAAAGTGTGTTGGTGCTACTGCCGGACTGGTTCCTGTTGCTGCATAACCAGCCGCTACTCCTGTTGATACCCAGTCTCCTCTCACCGATGCGACATTATCATCAAAGGCTACATCTGCTATTCCACTAACAACAACCCACGCTTCCGAGCCATCAGTTATTCCACTCTCTAAAAATACTCCAAAACATTCTGTATCCCCAGCAGCTGTTAATATTACTGCGTCATTTGTTGCTGTGTCTGCTTTTACTAATTGTCCAGCGACGCTGTTTGCCCCTGTCTTGTTGGTTAGTTGAACTGCTATTCCGCCTAATGCTGTATGCATCACTTTACCATAACGCACTTGCTCTGTAGACATATCGCCTATAATAATACCACCAATATTCAATTCATCATCAACATCAATAGCAGATAAATCTAAATTTGCACCAATTATAATATTTCTATTAGCACCTGCTCCAATATTATCAGCTGCCATACTTCCAATAATTATATTATCATCTCCTATATTTCGTCTAGCTGCACCATATCCTGCATAATACCCGACAAATACATTATCATTCCCAGAAGATTGATACCCTGACCTATAACCTATCGCAGTGTTTCTATGCTTTGCAGGTTCAAGTAAATATAAAGCCCTATCACCAACTCCAACATTGTGGTCACAACTTCCTTCAGAATTAAGTATTAAAGCAGAATTACCAATAGCTACATTATTATCCCCACCAGTGTTACTTCTACTTGCTGCAAGTCCTATACTTACATTGTTAGAAGTTGTTGTGAAATCTCTACCTGCTTGTGTTCCTATACCAATATTATTTGAACCAGAAGTTAAATCTAATAAAGCCTGATAGCCAATAGCCACATTATCAGCACCACCATCTAAATTATCTAAAGCATTTAAACCAAATGAAGTTGTCCACATATCAACAAACATTGATTTTATATCATTTACTTTTATTATTCCTGCTGTAGTGTTTGGAAGTCTGTATGCTCTTCCTCCAGTTCCAACCACTGAACCATCATCTACCCAAGTTGTTGTAGTATTATCATTTATTGTGTGAACTAATTGTGCATTAAGATAACCTTCATCAGCTTCGGTTCTGAATATTTCTCTACTTGTAACTCTTGGGTCTGGTGAGATTGGAATATCTGCATGAGTAATGTCTGAACCACTTGAAATTGTAATGTCTGGATAACTTCCACTTGTTGTAATCCCTACAGTTTTACCATCATTACATACAAATCTAATTGAATAATGATATTCTCCTGCAGAGAAACTACTACCACTCCCTGTTTCAGATAAACCTGCATCCCATGTATCACCCATAGCATTTGTTGGTCCTGCTACTTGGTCAAAATTTAAATGTCCTGTAACTTCAAATACTTCGGCTGCAGTTTCATTAACACCCACACCAATCTTTAATCCAGTAGAATCACTTATTAATCTTGGGTCAATTACTCCCCCTGTTCCATTCCAAGTCATTGACATATCTTGTGATGCACCATAAATTGTTCCAATGCTATCTAAATCCAAAGTTAGATTATCTGTAAGTATTAAATCATCACCTGCATTAGCAGTTGATATTTGGGTTCCTGTTCTACTCCAATATCCTAAGACTCCAGTAGAGGGGGGTGTGCTTGTTAATTGTTTTGAACCATCAGTATAAACTCCTAAACTAGCCGTTAATCCATTGTCTATTATTTGTCCAAAAGTTCCTGTTCCTGTTGTTGTTAAATTTTCATCATTTAAACTTATTGTTCCTGTATCACTTGTGATTATATTATCATTAATATTAATATTATCAACAGTTAATTCTCCAAAAGTTCCTTTACCTGTAGTGGTTAAATGGTCATCATCTAAAGAGATAGTCCCAGTATTACTTGTAATTTGATTAGTATCAAGTCTAATGTTATCTGCTTGAACTCTTCCACCAGTCAATACTCCAGTAGTGGATAAATTATTTGCAATTAAATTTATTGCTCCTGCTGTTGTCCAATTTAATTGTGTTGAACCATCACTTGCAGATAAAACTCTGTTTGTGCTATTAAATCCAATAGCATTCACATTGAGTTCATCTACCATAAGTCTTGAACTAAGATTAATTGCAGTTATGTTACTATGAATTATTCCCCCTACTGTTAAAGTTAAATCTCTAAACGATGGACTAGCTACTGTAGTAACATCTTGGTGAGGGTGATTAGCAAAGGTGTCTGTAGTTGCTAAAATTAATGCAATATTATTTTTGAGTATTTCTACTTCAATTAAATGCTTTTCGATGTCCGTAACATCTATAATAGGAAATCCCATTATAACTGACTCCAGCTTCCTATGTTCACCAAAACATTATTCGCTCCAGAATAAGTAAGCACATTTACAAAACTTTCTGCATCAATAGTAGCTACAATACTTCCTACTAAATTCCCACCAGCAATATAAATTAAACTACCTGCTGCATTGTTCTTGTTATCATCAATTGGATTAGTCTCTTGAACCGTAATAGAGTCAATCGATACTCCAGAGATTGTTATATCTCCTCCTAAGTCTACCTTCATTCTTCCTTCAGCAGTAACTGCAACCAGATTACCACTTCCTGTTCCATCCATTAACATTTCTGGCATTTTACATCCCTACTAAGATTCCAACAACAATTAAAATTATTGTTAAAGCTGTCCCTGCAATCCATTTATTTAATCTAACTTTTCCATTTGTTACTAATTGATGTTTAATAATTTCTAAATGTTGTTCGCCATTTATTTTCTTAAAATCTTTAAGCTCATCAAAAATATCCCTATTAGTTACTCTTACAAAGGTAGTCATAAAGCACTCCTCAAACCATATAGTCCTAATCCAGTTGCTAATGTTTCAATAACTGAAACTGTTGTGCTTGCGTCAATTACTCCTAATTGAGTTCCTAATACTGTTAATAATGCAATTCCAAATCCCCATACTGTTTTTGATTTATATATTTGTTTGTTCATTTTTACCTCCCTTTATAATTTAAGCATCAAACTTCATTAATTGTACTACACCAATTAAAAAAAGTAATTTGTTTGTATCATATTCAACTAATTGTGATTTGGTATCTGGAGTAGTTAAATTTGTAATAGAACTATAAAAATTACTACCAAGTGAATGACTCTCCCAAGTAACTCCAGAATCTTCTGATTTATATAAAACTATATTCACTCCCACCCCAGAACCTGCAAAATTATAATTTACAAAGTAAATATTTCCATTAGTAGTCTTAACTAAATTACTAAGATAATTATTACCTGCTGAACCATAAGCAAGTCTTACAGTATTTGCATCTGAATCAGTTGCAAAGGTTCGTATTGAGGATAAATTTGCCACATTCACAATTCCAGTAGTACTACTTGTAGCAATCATACTTCCTGCAACTGTAGGGGCTCCAGTAATAAAAGTTGTATCAGACCAATTATCTCCACCATCTGCAGTAGTCCAAATACCTCCATCTGAAGCAATAGCCATTCCATTAGAACCATCTGTCATATCCACTGCTTGAACATCTGCGGCAGGTCCTGAAGTACAAATAGTCCAGTTATCTCCTGCGTCAGTTGAAAAGAATATCCCTCTAGCTGCACCCCCTTTAACACAACCTGCTACTGCCACTGTTGCCGTTGGAAAACTTATATCTAAAACATTAGTAATTCCAGCGGGGTCTGTGCTTGCACTGGCCCAATTATCTCCAGAGTCTGAAGTTATAGAAACATTTCCTGAATCATGGTCACAAGATATTGCTAAAGCTCCGTTCGCCTTACTTATCCTACTAACTCCAGTCATGTCTGCAATATCTGCTGAAGCGTCTACCCAAGTAACTCCAGAGTCTGAAGTTATCTTAGTAGTTGTTCCATTTATTGCAGTCCATGCTGTTGCAGAATGAGCTAATAAGGCTGTGACATCTGAAGTTCCAGTTATATGATTTACAATCTTCCAAGGATGAGCATCATTATATTCACTTGCATAAGGTGGGTCTCCACCTTGTTTTGGAAATACTCCTTCTGCAGTTACCATTTTAATTTAATTAATATTAGTTTGTTTAAATATTTTAATTAAACAAGTATATACTATAATACCTCCATTGTACTTAATATTTGAAGTTCGTTTGTGCCATCGAAAACAATTGAACCAAAAGATTCTCTTTGCCATGTACTTCCAGTAAATCCAGTTCCTGAGACTACATTAAATAATCCAAATTCTGTTAAGTGTATCCCTGACATTTGAACTGAATTATAATCCGCTTGAAAGGTTGCCTTTCTAGTTGTAGTAAAATCTGGAGAACCTGTAATACTAGTTCGATTTATCTCATTTAAAAGAGTCACATCTGAAACACTTGCAGTACCTGAACCAGAACCAATACCAATATGTCCCATATATAATCCTACATTACTACCTAATCCCCATGCAACAAATTGTTTACCAGCATTTGTAAAAACCATTAAAAATTACCTCCACTTGTTACTATTGCTTGAACAAAATGAGGACTTCCTAAAGAAGTTGCACTTCCTGCTAATACATTCTGTGAAGTTCCACTTGCTAAAGTACCATAAGTTACTGTTGAATCACTTAAATATAATGTGCTTCCAGTTTGAGTTCTTGTTTGAATCCACCACATACTACCTACAACACTTGCACTTCCGGTTGCTTGCATTAATCTAGTAATAATATCTGAATCTTGTCTGTCTTGAGCTTCTATTAAACCTAAACGTCTATGTAAGTCTGTAATTTGGTCTGTGATGTCTAATATTTTTGTATCTAATCTAACTTTAATAACTTTCTCTGATTGAATAGTATTTTTATCAAAAGTATAATCTACATCCAAAATTCCTATTGTTTTGTCAATATTGAAATCATCTAATGTGACTTTTAAAGTATTTCCAGGGGTTATATCAAACCAACCATTTATGTTTACTTCTAATCCATTAAAAGGGTCAGATTTTTCTAATTCTGATTTAAGAATATCTAAGGCTGTAGTAGGGTCCCTTATTGTTTTATCATTGATTACTTTAACTTTCTTTCCAAAGGCATTTATACTATCTTCATTTTCACCAAACTTCACAATAGGAATTTCTCTATCATAAACAGATAAAATGCTTCCTCCAGAAATGGGAATAGATGAATAACCTATCTCGGTTCCACTTTGAAAAATTAATTGTTTATCTTCAAAACTAACTAAATAATCAGGTCCACTAGTTGGAGAAACTGCCATTTCATGAACTCCACCCTTCAAAGGATTACCTAAATATTCAATTAAAGTATTATGAGGTTTACTTAAAAGTGTAAAAACACTTCCACCAAAGACACTTCCATTATTAATATTAACTTCTCTAAATCCACTTAATTGTCTATCTCCATATACCCAAATACTGTTAGCCATTCCTTCTCTGGTAGTATTTGATAACATTCTAGTAATATTAGTATTATCCAAAGAGATACCTGAATCAACATTATCTTTTTTCTCAAAATGTAAATCACTATCTGAATCAATATAAAAGAAATAACCAGCTAATTCTGCTAATTCAGTCAATGCATCAAATACAGAAGAGTGATTAAATACCATCCTTTGTAAAGTTGTTTCTGTAACATCCACATTATTTGTAGTAACATTAGGAACATTATTATCAATTATGTTTGTGACTATAGTACTTATTTCTGAATCTGTATAAACTACTGGCAAGACTGTTGAATCATTTAATCGACTTGTAAAATCTCTTCCAATTAAGTCTACTACTTGACTTGTACCTCTTCCTATAAATTTTACTCTATCTATTATTCCTTTTAATAAGGTGGTACTTGCATCTGTACCATCTGCAAATATTTCAATAGTATCTCCTACTGAAAAATCATCATTATGTCTTCCATAAGGAGAGTCATATCTAATTCTATAATTACTAATAGAATTAAAATTATTAGTAGTCTTACTAACTCTCATATTTTGATAGTCGCTAAATTCTACTCCATCCACTTCTACTTTTGTTTGAATAACCATTATAAACTAATTTTATTATTTAATTCGTCTGATAATGCTTTGCTTACATCTTCTGCATCTAATCCTTGAACTGTTCCAATATTAACAGTTACTCCACCTGATTTATTAGCAGGGATAACTACTTCTCCTTTATGTAAATTTGCTAATCCATCATGAGGCATTACTCCACCTTTTTTGAAACCTGGAATTTTAGGTATATTTCCTGCAAAACCTAAGATACTTCCACCTATTGCACCTGGAATATCTCGGAGTCTATTAAACATCCTAATTACTTCTTTTAATAATTCGATAGTAGTTTCAATAATCCCATTAGTTCTTTCTAAAGCAGGTTTAATATTTTCTTCAACAATTCTTCTAAAACCTTCTCCAGCTATATATGCTAAAGTAAATAATCCAATTAAAGCAGCAATAGGTATTAATAAAGGTCCTAACACAAATGATAAGGCTGCAATTGCTATAGTTAAACCTCCTATAGCAATAGTAAATCCTGCTAAAATAATTCCTGATTGTTTAACCTCATCTGGCATTTCACCCAATATATCTAAAAATCTTCTTGTCCATGGAATAAGAGAGTCTCTTATAACTGGTATTAACTCATCCGCTAGTTCTAATTTTAATTCTTCAAACTGATTACTTAATAATTGTAATTGATTTCTAGTAGATTCAGCTGCAATATCAAACTCATCTTGTAAGGAGGTAGCATTTTCAAATTGTCCATTTGAGGCTTTAATTAATCTAATAACTTCAGGCATGTTATTTGCTAATTTGTTCATTGCTGCTGCTCCAACATTACCAAAGACTTTTAAGGCTGTGGCTTGCCTTTCTAATGGGTCTTCTATTTCTGAAATTCTTCTAATTAATGATAATATAGCTGCATCAGCATTATTTCTTAATGCATCTGGAAAGTCTTTTCCCATTAGAGGAATAACTTCATCTTCCATCTTTACAATAATCATATTAAATGCACTTTGCATTCTTGTTCCTGCTCGACTTGCTTGTTCACCTGATGCAATTAATGCTGCAGTCATTCCTGCTACATTCTTAGCTGATAAACCTAATGTTGCTGCTGAACCTGCTGCTTTCTTCATAGCTTCTACTATTTCACTAGAACTTGCGGCACTAATGTTTGATAACTCATTGATTGCTGAACCTAATTTTTCTGATTCTGAAATAGGTAATTGAAAAGCATTTGAAATTTTAGCTAATGCCAATGCTGCATCTTCAGCAGATAATTCTGTTGCAATTGCCATCTTAGAAACTGTTGTAGTAAATATCTTAATATTTTCAGTTCCTTGAATACCTAATTGTCCTGCTACTGCTCCTATTTCAGCCAATTCGACCACACTTAAAGGAATTGTTTGAGATAAATCTATAAATTCTTGTCTTAAACCCTCTATTGAATCTGCAGATAAACCTGTGGTTTTACGAACATTAACCATTGCATCTTCTAAAGCCATGCTTG